AAACAAGTTAGACTTTTCAGCCGCTACCATATAGTTGCTAGCTAATCCGTTTGCTACAAAGATTTTAACACCATCAAAAGAAAGTGAACCGTTGTTGTACCATTGAGTACCCTCTGCATTTGTACCGTTTGCACCTAAACCACTAGCTGCAAAACCACCTAATGCTCTTACATAGGCTCTAGCTACGTTTTGAGAAACATAAAGATATAAATCTTCCTTACCGTATAAAGTATCTGGAATAGCGTCTACTACTTTTCCTAGTTCTGCAATTACATTTGCAGCGGTTACTGTTGTACCTACTACATCAACAACGGCAGCATCTGCAGTCATTAAAGTAACTAACCCATCAAACTCTCCAGCTGTTGCATTTGTACCTCTCCAAATATTCTTTTCAGTCTTTTCAGCAGTCTTAGCAGCTACGTGACCTAATATATAGTCAGCAAACGAAGGAGGTAAAGAATCAAAAGAACTGTAGCCCATAGAAACTGCATCCCAGTCACTTTCAAAATCAGACTTACAAACTTGTAAATTTACTTGAAATTGCTCAGGTTGTAAAATACGCTCTACAGTTGTAATTTCAGAAGTCGGGTCAAAATCACAAGTTGCATCTTTTAAAAGACCATCCGTAGATAGCTTTCTAATAACTTGCTTAAATTTAATGTTTGGTTTTACTTCAATACCACCATTCTGGATAGTAGAACCAGAAAGTAAAGCTGCAGAGATGTACCCAGCAGCTGCCTCGCCAGCGTATGAAGTTGTAATGCTCGTTGTTGTTGCCATTTTTTATTTATTTTTACTTGTTAAATAATTTACTAAATACGATGTCAGTCGTAGATTTTGATTTGTTTTTAGAATACACTTGTAAAGGCTTCTTGCCTACAACCCCTTCTGGATTGTGCTTAATAGGCTCAGCAGATAATTCTACTTCTTTTACTTCTTCTACAATAGGTGCAGCAGATAAATCTGTTCTTAGTTGGGTAATTTCGTTTCTTAGCTTTTCAATTTCAGCAAAAAACATTTCCTTACTAATAGACTCTACTACCTTTTTAGGTGTAGCTGTTTCAGCTTCCGCCTCTACTTCTACTTCTACCTCTGGGGCTTCTTCTGTAGGTTCTTTGATTTCAGCTATAACGCCTTCATCAACTACTGCTAACATTTTACCATTTTCTAGCATATATTCTCCAGCTGGCAATGGTATTCTGTCCTCTTCGTTTACGACAAAAATTTCCATACCAACCTCAAAAGATTCTGCTTCTAAAATAGTGCCATTGTCAAGAGCCATCTGCTCTAGCTTTACTTCTAAGCCAAGCAAGGTTTTAATCTTGTTAATTTGTTTGGTTGCACTCATAAGATTTATTTATATTAAAACAATTATTAAAATACTTTGTTATATTTTTACCCTCTGCTATTGTTTATGGTTCTTGGTGTGTTGGTGTTTGTAACAGAACTAACTTGACCACCTTGTAAAGCACCTATCCCTTGATTTAATAATTCGCCTTCACAGCACTTAGCACTATATGTATCGTCGTCACATAAGCACCCTCTTTTTCCCCCTTTGGGACTGTTGTTTTTATTACCCATAAATTTTTTAATTAGATTAAGCATTTAAAATTTCTATTATATTTTTTACTAGTTTGTCATCAGCAGAAAGTTCCGCTTTTGGCATTGCCACTTTGTCAGCGAAATATCCTTCTATACTTAGACCTTTATAAGTTCCAGCTTTAACTTCTTTCCATATATCATCATTGTATATCCTCATAACAACTGCCCAAGAACCAGCAACCGCATTAAGACCATATAAAGAAGTCTTGTCTTTCTCTGGGTTTTCTACTAGCCAACTCTCTACAACGCTTACACCCTCTGCTTTTGATTTGTGTTCTAAAGTTGCGTTATTTGTGTTGTTGTTTTTAAGATAAAGTTCAGCTGTTCTTCTTACTGTGTCTTTAGAGAAAAATATATAAAACTCCTCATCTCCTTCCCTTCTGTAAATGGGCTTGTTTGGTATTAGTGCTAAACCTACCACAATTCTTTTTTCTTCGTCTATTGTTTTAAACTCTATTTTTTGATTTTTAAGAGCAACAAAATTCTCCTCTATAGCTGGGTGTTCAACTAAACTAATTGCCTCAACCCCGAAAAGTTCTTCGTTTTCGTCTAATATTAATTCTCTAATATCCATTTTATAGTTTTTATAAAAACAATTAATTATACTTTTTGTTTAAATTGATGCACTTGATATAATGTTTCTCTCCATAGCTTGGGCTGTTGTAACGTCTCCAGATACTACAAAGGCTTTTATAGGCTTCTTCTCTTGTGAACCTATAGACTCAGCTAATTGATTTGTGCCGCTTTGACCTACTATATTAAATGATGGTGCTGTGGCTGCTGGTGTGTTTGGTGCTTGAATACTAGCAACACTTCCACTACCACCTAATCCACTTGCAACGCTTTTAGCTGAACTTATAGCAGATTTTACGCTTCCTATTATTCCTATAGCTTGTGCTGCATATCCTATCAATAAAGGTATGTTTTGAGGAAAACCAACTTTAGCCGTTTGGGCTACACCTTCAGCGGTTGCCACTGTTGTTCTCGATGCTGCTAAAGAAGAAAAAGTAAGGGTTTTTTTTGCTTCACCAATTACTTCTTTTATGTTCATTATTTGTTTAGCTAAAAAAGCAGCTTTGCCTATTGCGGTCTCTTGACCAACTAATCCTATTATAGCATTTAATGCGTTTTCTTTGTCTTGTACTTTTTTAAGTTCTAGGGCTGCTAGTTCATTTGCCAATATAGCTGCCGCTTTTATTTCTTTCTGCCTTTCTTCTTCTAAGGCTGCCGCTACCCCATCATTTATTTCTTTTATTTCTAAATCATATTCTTTTTTGGCTGCTAGTAAAAGTGTGTTTTTTTCTATTTCATTTTGTACTTCTCTATTTATAAGTTCTGTTTGTATTTGTAATTTTTGAGCAGCCCCTATTATAGCTTGTTCTATTTCATTTTTTCCTATTAACTCTAATTCTTTTTTTATGTCTTTTTCTTCTTTTAAAAGAGAGTTTAAATTAACTTGCTGCTCTGATTTAAATCCAGTTATTTGAGCCTCTATAGCTGCTTGTTCGTTTTTAGCTTCTTGTAATATTATAGAGTTTTCATCATTTTTATTTTTATTAAATTGTGCTTGTGCTGCCAGTCTTATTGTGTTTGCGTTGGCAAGCATTGCTTTTTCTTGCTTATCTAAAACTATAGATAAATCTTCATTTGCTTTTATTCTTTCCTTTATAGACTTACTAGAGTCATCTCTAATTTGCCTAAGCAATTCCGCCTCTCTGTCATACTGCTCTATTAATCCTTGATTTAAAGCTGTTGCAAGTTTTGCATTTTTATTTAGTTGAGTGTTTATTTTTGCTTGCTCATAAGCAGCCGATATGCTTATGTCTGTAATTGACTTAACACCATCGACAAAATTATTAACTACATCTTTCCCAGCATTTAATGCCTCTTCTCCTATTTTGCCTATTTCTATTTTAGTGAGGATTATCTCTGCTGTAAGCGACTTTATTTTATCTTCATCCCCACCACCGAAAAAAGATTTTTCCCAAAATAACTGAGCCTCTTGTATTCCTAGTTTTATTAAATTAAAAGAAACTTTTAAAGGTGTAAGAGCTAGTGTAATTAATCCACCTATAACTTTACCTAAAGCAGTAAAATTTCCAGTACCACTAACTACACCATCTATAACTTGATTGAAAACAATAGAAACTGTTTCCATAACATTCGCAAAACCATCAGCTATTTTTTGGTTTTGACTTAAAACCTCAGTAAACTTAGCTACTGCTGCAATTATCAAACCAATACCCAAAGCCTTTAAAGAAACACCAATAGCCTTTACTCCTTTAGATGCAGAGTTTGAACTTTTTTCTACGTTCTTTAAACTTCCTTCTACTTTCTTGTTCCCCTTTACCACTTCGGTATTAAGGTCAGAAACACCAGACTGCAGCTTTTTTAATTCTGCCCTACCTTCTTCGGTTTTTACATCAATTACTATAGTCTCCTTTTGCATATCTTAGTCTTTTAATTTGTTTGATTCCTTCTCTTAAATTTTCAGATAATTTGTATTTACCTTTAGCAATTT